AGCGTTCACCGCCCGCCGTGCGCCTACGCTGGCGACGTTCTTCTCCCTGTTCGAGTAGCACTTGCGTAGGTGCTCGAATACTGCCGGGTCTGTCAATGTCACTCTAATCATACACCACACACTCCAAAACACTCATCGTCCATAGGCTCATAAAATAAATCCCTCTGTGCATAAAAGTCTATTTCGCCAATAGGCTTCAGCGTCCGATGCAGGTGCGGCTTGCTCTTCAATCCGGCTATACCCTTCTCGTCATAGATTGCATGGATTTTGTTTTCAATCTGTGCGCTTTTGGCCCGCTCTTCTGGGCCGATTCTTTTCCATTCATGGTCAGAGTGGAACGGACAGTAAAAACACGCCGACCTTGGTGGGTCCAGGTCCATTGACTTTAAGTATTCAACACAGTGCGACCTTTTCCATCCCATCTCGACTAGCGGATACCAAAAATGACGGTACTTTTTCTGCGAATCTTTCATTCGCTGAGACTCGTCCGCGCTTATTCCAAACCACTGGTAGATTGGCGACTTCCCATGCGCCTCCTTAATCGCTTTCTCGATAGGCTTCACCTTGTAGTCCTGCGTGCATCCTCTACGGATTGGGCTCGGTGTCGTCTTTGTCGAAACAAACATTGGTATCATTGAAATGCCACCATCTCCCCTGCTTGCTCGATCAATAATGTGCCTAGAAAGCGGCCACTCCTTACCCCTCTTGACATCAACCAAGTCAATCCCGTGCTTCGCCATCACATCTCGCATCTTTGCAACATGCTGGTAAACAGCGTCAGGTTCGTCCCCAGTGTCTGCAAAATAAAAAACGCTTGGCATCTCCATGTCGTCAGGCATGGCCCGCAGCAAAGACTCGTGCCTCTCCGCAACAAGCATCAAAATAGCAGTGCTTTGCACCCCGCCGCCCCAGTTTACAACGCTAATCACTTAAACACCTGCCTCATGTCTGGCCCGCTCATCTGCACTACACTAGCACACGCATCAAACCTGCTCTGAACACGAAGGCTGTAGTAGTCGGAGAACAACTCCGGTGGCTCGTTGGATGTGATGATGGTCGCCCGCTTACGTTCGAACCTTTCTGCTAGCGCGT